GCCACGCCCATGCCAGCGCGTCATTCGGCGGCAGCATCTCAAACTGCCGGCGGGTCTCCGGATCCTTCAGTATCTCGGCAATGTCAGACACTTTGTTGCCATTGCATTTTTTTTAGTAAATCAAGCGCGGCGTCGCAAGATCCACGCTTGCAATGAGCGACCTTGCTATTCAATTCTTTGTTGATCCGCTTCAACTCTTTGTTCTCTTCTTCAAGCCATCCAATTTGGCGCAACAAACTACGCCTCTGCGGCTTCATGTCGCCCCTTAGTCGAGGTAAACGATTCCTTTCATGTTCTGCCTTGTGGCAAACATAACAAAGCGCTTTTCCGTTACTCAGGTCAAAGATCAACTCAGGATGAGTTGACTTCGGCAAAATATGGTGTGCGTGCAGGCCTTCGGTAATTCCGCAATTCATGCATCTGCCATCTCTGTCGCGGATTGCTTTAGACCATTGCGCAAGCAATGAATTAGCCATTGCATGTTCTTTCGGGTAATAAAAGCGGCATTTTAACCCGAAAGAGGGCAGCGCACTATTCCGCCTGCTTGCGCAGCTCAAGGTTCTGCAGCAGGCTGTCAAACATCGTCTTCGCCTGCACCGTCGCGTCAATCTGCAGCGGGTTCTCTTTGTCCCCAGCCAATTGCACGCGGTCACCATAGCGCTTCGGATTCCACTTCGCCAGCAGCTTGAGCTTGATGTCAGCCTGCACCCTCACCCACTGCACATAGCCAGCGTCAACGCGCCCTCCGCCCTCGCTCAAGATCCGCTCGGGGTCTTTCTCAACAAGCGCGTAAATCTCCTCGGCAATCGCGTCCTGACCAACTTCACGAGCGCGTGCGATGGCTCCCGCCAGCTCGGCGTCGCGCTCCATCCACTCATATATTTTTTGCCACACAGGAAACCTATCGCTGCTCCTGCATATCTGCCTCAACGGCTCTCCGTTGCTGAGTCGCTCGCAGATCTCGGCCGCCAGTTCTGGGGTGTATTTGCCCGAGCGGCCTGCTTTCTTTGGCCCGTGCACCGCGTCGATGTCCACGCCGCTTGATTTTGGGCGTTTTGCGGGCTTCGGTGATACCTTACCATCACCTGACTGGTTTGCGTCGCTCCTAGCGCGTTTGCGTGGCTTTTGGGCGGATGTTTCTGGCATGACCGTAGTCCTATCCGAGGGTTTTTGGGCATGATATCCGATTTGTTGGTTGCGGGGGCAGGATTTGAACCTGCGACCTTTCGGGTATGAGCCGAACGCGCTACCAGACTGCGCCACCCCGCGGTCGGATGCATAGCCGAGTATCCCCAGCCCTCGGCGGCGAATCACACGCCTACCGCGCAACCGTCTTGCAACTCGTTACCGATTCGGTTTCGATTGGCTACAACAGAATCACGAAGGCACAAAAGAACACGAACGCGAGAAACGCGACCACTTCCTCGAATATCACTTTGCCTGATATTTTACCGTTGTTTTGATTTAACTGGTTCAATTTTCTTCTCCGCACATGAGTCACACAGGTGGTGCCGACGCATTACCTTGCCCTTCTTTTTCATGATCGAATGCGTTGCCGGGGCGCGGAAACAGGTCTGGCACGTCTTGGTCATTGCTTTGCTTTCAACCACTGATAATCTTTATCGAGCGCGACAAGCGCTTTCTCAAGCACCTTGATCCGCGCTTTAAGGCTTTCGATTCGCTGATCCAGCTTCGATGTTTCTTTCTTGGCAATCAATTTGCTCCTGTCATCAGTCATTGTTTTTATTTCCGCAATTGCTTCCTCAAGTCTTTTGTTGCTTACGCTGGGTCTCAGCTTGCTTTGCAGATGTATCTTTGTCATATCGATTCTGCCTCAATTTTATAATCGTGAAACACTACACCTGCCGCCGCATTGCCGACCTTGCAGGCTTTCACCCACACATTTTTGCCGTTACTCAAATGCCTTAAATGACCGCGCCGGTCATGTAGCCTTGGTGATGCGTGTGTGCCGCCTTGATGCTCACGCTTACCGGTTTTCGGGCCGATGATGACTGTGCGCCAATCATAAATAGGTTTCTTTCCCTGCTCAATCTTGCGGCGGTTTGTGAAAGTGTTTTTAACTTCCGGCCTATAAGACTCGCAGCCTTTCTCAAGCGACCGATACCAGCATCCGACCATTGCCAGCATTAATTCTGCGACATCCTGCTGCACAGGTGCGTCATCATCAACGCCGCCGTATCTGATCTGATCGCCTTCGATTAAATAAACCATCGGCGGCATTGTTTCCGGCCTAACTCCAACCGGCCCTTTCCACATAGTCACAATTACGCCATCTTGCGGATCGGTGCCAGCGACTAGCATCATCACTTCGTAGTCTGGATGATTCCTCGTCGCGCCACGCCAGACCACAAAGCATTTCTCAAATGGCGGTCGATACGTCATCAACGGCTCAAGATCGGCGTTTTCTGTTCCTCGCATGGCTGACGATATATCGAACCACTGTATATCTACTGGATCAAAGTCTCCGTCAATCATCCATTTCAATGTGGATTTAATCAGAGGTGTCATCCGTGTTTTCCTTTAGATAATAGTTTTTATCTAGCCTCATCCGTTCTTCTCTTTTAGCTTGGCTTCGATGGCCTCGTACAAATACAACATCATTGGCGACCACACGGGGCCAAGTTCTTCCTGAATCTTTTGCCATTCACGGATGTCGTGGCGCTCGGCCTGAGTCAGCCCGACCCATTCACGCTGTGGTTGTGGGGTGGTGTAGAGGGGAATCCAGCCATCATTTTCTTTTATTAAAGAAACCCCACGATTCGTTAATCCTTTGAAGTACCACGCCACAGGCTCTTGCTTCTCAGCCTGCTCTATGGCGCGTGAATTTTCATTCACACTCAGTTGAGCTTCGCTCAACGCTTGGCGTAGGGATGCGATGGCGGCTTCAATTTCGGCATTTACTTTGTCTGCTCCACAGTTGCAGTCATCGCCCCCAAAATCGTTGGCACATCCTTCTTCGTGTTTTGGGCATGAATACCAAGTATCTTCGCAATAATAGTGAGTCCACCTGTTGTTCTCCAGCGCCTCCAGCGCCTGTTTCATTGCTTCTATGCTCATGTGTTCTTCTCCCACAGTTTGGCTTCGATGGCGCGGGCAAACTCCTGCGAACTCAGGTAGCGTTTCTCTGTTCGCTTGCAGGTTGTTATTTCCTCATCCGTCAGCCCAACCCATTCACGCTGTGGTTGTGGGGTGGTGTAAAGGGGTATACCCGCAGAACCATCGGTAACTTCTCGCCATATACCATCAGTAAACTTAGCGAATCTGCCCACCGGCTCATAAGATTGTAATGGCAGTCGTAACGCTTCTCTGAGCATTTCAATTTCACGTGCTGCGGCGTGTTCTCTTTCTGTTTTTGGAACACGACAATCCATTATTTCATCAATTAATTTGTTGTGCGGCGTTGCTTGTTTTGCGTTATCCATCGTAATCATCTCCCATAAAAATATTCCAGCAGCGGCGGCAGATGATCCATCCCCGCATAGCTTTTTGATTGCAATGTTCGCATCTCATTATGCTTTTCCCGTTTGATCCATCATCACTGCTCTTGCAAGCGATTGACACGTAGGGCATGGCAATGGTTCTGCGTATAAAGGCGTCCAATTACGCCCACCGGTTCCTTTTTGCCACACAAGATACTCAGTTTCCGTAATTCCGTTTTGATACCGCCACGCCACCGGCTCCTGCTTCTCAGCCTGCTCTATGGCTTGACGTAGGACATCCATTGCCGCGCCCACCTTGTTGATCTCCCTGACATGAAGCGGTGAATAAATGCAGTCCAGCGCCTCCAACGCCTGCTTCATTGCTTCTATGCTCATTGGTTTTCCTTTGTTGGCTCACTTACAATCCGTCCACACAATCGACAATCTCGGTGATAGTGCCCTTCGTAAATCCACCCCTTGCGCGGCAAAGGGTGGTTAAACTTTTCACACAACCACCATCCAAGTCGGACATACCAAGGCTGATTCATAGGTCACCATCTTTTGTATAGAGAGGGATTCCTGAGCCAAACTTATTCAGCCGAAACTTATTCGGGTTTCCTTCGGCATCAACACCCATCCACGCCACCGGCTTCTGCTTCTCCGCCTGATCTATGACTTGGCGTAGGGATGTGATTAGATTGTCTGTTGCCTTGTGTTTCAAGGCGTAGTTGTAAAGCCGCGCGTCCTCCAACGTCTCCAAAGCCTGTTTCATTACTTCTATGCTCATCATTCCCCCTTTCTGATTTTTGCTGCCAGCGCGAAACCCTCGTCATTCCATGCGCCGGTGTATTGCTCAACGATCTTCGCGCACCGTTCACGTTCTGCGGCTGCAACAAGCGCGGCAAAGCGTTCAAGCAAATCGGGGCGCATCGTTTCAACGGTGCGGGTGCCGTCTTCGTGAACATCAACGATCCGCTCCAGCCCCGCCTCCCGCGCCAGTGCAATGATTTGATCGCGTGTCATTTCATTCCTCCCGACCACGATCCCGACCATGACCGCAATCCCGACCCCGACCACGACAAAGACCACGACTCCGACTGAGGCCCAGACAAAGACCACGACTCCGACCGCGACCCCGAACCCGACCACGACCCCGACCGCAACCCCGACCGAGGCCACGACCGCAATCCTGACCGCGACCGAGGCCCCAACCGTTTTAAAATCATTTCAGAACCCCAAAACTTTCGATGCTGGAAGTCTGCACATACCAATCATGCGGGAGTTTCTGTGCGTCTTTCCAGCCTTTAGAATCAAAAGCACCAGTCTCATACACAATCGCCGCATCTGTCAGCAGCACACACGTTTCGTTTACACCTGTCAAAGTTCCAGTGTAGATGTAATTCATACAAAACAAAGTTACGCGCTCGCCCAACAGTTTTTCAAGGCCCTCGCCTTGAACTTCATTTACAATCTTTTTCATTTCATTCCCCCAAAGTAACACCAGATATAAGCAAACGTAACTGCGATCACAACGCCGGCCACAACACCATCCCTAATCCCTTCTCTATACGCATGTTTGCGATGGCGCAAAACCTTGTCCCACTCCTCATCATTCCAGAAGTCAAGCATCACAATGCCCCTATCAATTTCGAGACCCACTTCACATACAAAATAATCAGGATCAACACATTGACCCCAAGGAAAGATAAAACGCAGGTCATTGCAAGAAACTTGAGTGCGTCTTTCATTATTCGCTTTCCTTGTCGAGTAAATCCTCAATAGCTGCACGCTCTGTGGTTCCGTATCCAACAGGATCGCCGGCGTCATATCCGTCGCGGTATGCAGTCCAGTCGAAATTGTTTACCGGGATCGGCGGGTTGATTCGTTCGGTGATAATCATTTGATTCCCCATGTAGGCCCGCGGGATCTCAGGCGCGCCAGTGGTCTTGTCACAGATCATTAGCTGCCGACTCCACGCCTTCCTGAGTCCGCGGGTTTGGTTATGCTGCGGCAAACAACGATGCGAGGTAATCAGGATTGCCCTCGCGGTAAACGCCATTGACGAATGCGTAGTAAATAACGCCCTTGGAGCTGATCAACGCACCAACCGCTGGGTGTAGGTCTGTGCGGGGAGCAAACTTGGCAATGCGCTCGGCGCGTGCCGCATCTTTTTTTGCCCAGCGCACCGCCTCTGCATCGCGCTCGTTACGCTTTGCTTTCAAGACATCTGACAGGTATTGATACTTTGACATTTCGCTGTTCCTTTTCGCAATCCGGTCACTCGACCGTAGTTGAATATTAAATTACACAAATGTGCAAACTTTTTTTGCGCCCTAATTTTTATACGTTTTCCCCCATCTGCTCACGAATTACCGTGACTTCCTTGCCCTCGATTTTGATCAAGCGCTTGCGCCCCTTGGGGTTGATTTTCATGTGATTGTAAAAGTGATCCTCGGCAGACCTGACGTTGCTGTAGACCTTCACGTCATAAAAGCTTTTTTTATAGTGCTCCGAAATTTGGCAATGGAATGAGGGAATACTTTTTGATGCGATCTCAATCTGCTCCCTCATGCCCTTTAACGCGGTGAATGACAGCACGTCCTCGTCGATTTCAATCATTTCAGCTCTTCCGGTATCTCCACTTCATCACCCAGCTTGCTGGAAACATAGCATCGCATTGCCGCGACTAGCGGGGTTTCTGCATGATGCGAATTCAATATACGAGTGCTACACGTCCAGCGCTTTACATATTGGTCGTAGGATAAACACAATCCCTCCTGCTCGATGATTGGGCCGCCCTCCGCCCAATCGGTTGAAAAACGTATTGGCCTACAACCTTTATTTAAAAGATTCGATGATAGGCCAACGCGTCTTTTACATTTATCCACGACCCAATTCAAGGCGTCACCTTGCAAGTCGCTTGTTTGAATTTTTATCATTGCGCAAACGCCTTGATCTTCATTTGACGATCGCGCAGGGCGTCGATCTCCGCCCAGATCTTGACCGCATAATTTTCGTCGATGTCCGCACCCCACAGATTGAGCGTGTCATGGCAGTCTTTCAATGCGCGACGGCAAGTGTAAAAATCATAATTCGCTACCTTGCGCTCGAACACCGCATAGTGATTTGAGTAATTCATGCAGCCCCCTTTGCAAGTATCGCCTGCAAGCCGGCCAGCAACTGCTCGACCTCGCCGCGGGTCAACGGCGTGTGCGCAGACGCACGACCAAACTGCAGATGCAGCCATGCGCCGTCGTCCATTTCCGCTATCGTCAACCGCGTACCTTCCGTCGTGACAAAAGTGGTCTCAATTTCTTCGTTCATATTATTTTCCGTTCGCTGTAAATGGGGAGCCGAAGCTCCCCGCGGTTATTTAGGCCGTTTCTTTCTTAAAATAATGCCCCAATGGCCGCGCAAAATTCTGCGGGCGAGATCCATACTCAACGCCAAGTTTGAACGCCGCGTGGTCGCGGGAGCGAGCGCACTCGCACTGTCCGAGCTGACCGATGCTGTCGCTGTAATAAGCGACCCAGACGCGGCGTGATTTATCGTAATAAGTGTTGACCATTTTTTTCTCCTAATTGGTGATGATGCCGCTGTCGATGAGATGCTGCGCGGTGCGGCCGAAGGATCCTTGCAGGCTCCACGCCAGACCGGTGTCTACAAGGTGCTGCCATGCTTCGATGATCTGCTCTTCGCTCTCGGCCGCGGTGAAGCCCTCGGCGATTCCTATTGCGGTGAAGTTATCCATTTTTTCATGGCCCCCAATTATTTGCTGGTGACTTTGACCGAGAACACGGCCGTGGTTTTGGTGAAGAGAGCGAGCTGCTCGTCGGTGCAGCCAAGCTCTGCGATCAGCGCCTTGTAATCAACGACGCTGCGGTTTGCTTCAACGTAGGTCGCCTTGAACAGGTCGCCTTCAACGACTTTCGGGCCACCGAGCGACGCGTCGTTCTTGATCGCGTCCTTGATTTTGTCCGCCTGTTTGGTCAGGTCGGAAATCTGCGCAAGCAGCGCGCCGAGGGTATCAACGTCGGTGGTGATAATTGCGGTAGTCATAATCGCTTCCTTTCGCTGTAACTGACTGCTTGATTGCTGTCAGTGATGTAACTTTAAAACATACTATCTGGGCTGTCAACGACTTTTTTAAAAAATCTTTTTAATCGGTTTCCCAGAATCAATAGCCCTTGCCTATCGCATCACGGACGTCCTGCAGCAGGTCGTCCTCGTCGAAGCCCCAGCGCTTTGCGAAACCCCTCGTGCCGAGGCCGTGGAGGCCCGTAGCGCCGCGGTGGTGCTCCGGACATAGTGGGATGGCCTGATCGTGCCCTGCGCGCTGCCCAATGCCCTTGCCGGCCTTTTTGTGGTGGATCTCGGCAGGGGTGCCCTCGAAGCCCATGCGGCGGCAGACCGCACAACCAAGGTCTGCCACCCGCGACAAGTAACGCCGCTCCTCAGCGGTCACGGATTTTCCCGATTTACTTTGAACAGGTAGTCGTTGCGGTATTCCGTCGGCGGCCGCCACTTCTCTCCCGTCTTTTCGTTGATCGTCACCTTCCGAAAGGTGGACGATACGTCAGCGCCACGCTTCCAGATCTTGCCCCATGGCGTCTCAAACTCACGCTCGGTATCTACATGCACAACAGCCAGTCTGCTCATGTCATTCTCCTAGATGGTTGCCTTGCCTTCGGCACGATTTGTTGCTTCCATTGAACGCCACACTTCGATACGGGCCTGTGCCGCCACCAGCCCCCAGCGAATCTCTTCCTCAACCTCCACCGCTTCACGCAGTCCGTCAAGCAATTTAATGTATTCAGGATCACCGTAGGCTTCACGCTCCTGAGCATTGACGGCCTTTTCAAGGCTGCGGCTCATGATGATCGACTTCAGGCTCTTGCGATACTCTTCAAGATAAATCCTGTCGGCCTTCGCTTTTGCATAACGCTTGCCGTTCTTGTAGATGTATTCGATCGCAAGCTCTGGGTTCTTCACGTCGCTGTCGTTATTCATTCGCTTCCTCTATTTTCAATTTTAAAATTCCGGCCTTTTCTTTCGACCAGTAAATGCGCAGATCAACGATGTCTGAATCATCAATCCACACGCCTGCATGGGTGCATCCATCAAGGGCAGCCTTCAGCAGATTATCCAGATCACGCCTTCGGTTATCCGGACGCCATGCCTCGATGGTGACCTTGATTTTGCACTCGTAACGCTTGAACGCTTTCTGCAACAGAATATGCTCCATCACTCTCGCACGATAGTCCCTCCCCTCTTTGCTGATAATCATTCGCCCACGGAATGTGCGCCAGTAACGATTCACACTCGGCGGCCACGGTAGAATTATTTCATTCACGCCAGTCCCCATCTGCGCCCCTGTTCCCTTTTATCCATTGATCTTTGACGTCGCGCTCCAATACCGATGACGGGTGTAAGTCATTCCATCCGTTCACATGCCGCATCTTTGTCGCGTCCCAATATCCAGTAAGCCATCGGTGCGCTGCGTCCCTGTCCTCAATCCGCTTGCGTATCACCCATCTGACGAGACACCGATGCCGATGCTCGTCCTCCCCTTTACCCTCGATCAAAATTCACCCGCGGCGTCGAACGAAATCGGTAGCGAATCGTGCGCCTCGATGAATTGCTGGCACTCGCGGTTATACCAAAGCCCATACCACTCTTCCGCCTCACCATTGCGCTGCTTCTCGCACATCAGGGTCGCATCAGGCTCAAGGTCGCTCACGTCTTGCCCAGCCTGAAACTTGTGCTCCTTCTTTTTGTTGCGGTAGACCAGCAAAACGTTATCGACTTGATCCGTGATTGCCCCAGATCCCTTCACGTCGCGCTTGCTCGGCAACTGGTCGTCTGTCTGCAGCTTGGCCAAATGGTGCACCAGATGCACGTGGATGTTGTGATCTCGAGCAAGGGCGGTCAATTCATCAACAAAATATTTCTGTGCGTTGTAGTCATCCTCGGCCGGAACACACTTCATCAGGCTATCGATAAACACGTGCTTGATGCCAAGCTCGACGGCGCAATACCGCGACATGGCAATCACCTGCCGCGATGAGGTCGTGCCCTGCTGGTCATAGAGCCACAGCCGGTCGGCCGCAAATCCGGAAAAGCGCGAGATGTATCCGCCGACACGCTGGGCATTGTTGACGACCGCGGGCACGTCAAGGTTCTCGCCGCTGAATTGACGCAACATGCGATACAGGGTGCGCTTCGGTTTCATCTCAAAAGACGCGATGCAGATCCTCTGCTTTTGCTTCACGAGACCAAGCGCGACCTGACCGGTGATCATTGACTTGCCGCTGCCGTTGGTGCCGGCGTAAATCGTCACCTCGCCCGGCCGGAACGCAAAACTGTTATGCGTCTTCCTCCACGGCATCACTTGCCCGCGCTCACGCTCCGTCGGGTTGACAAGCTCCGCCTGCATCTCCCCCAACCACGTCGTCGCCTCATTCACTTTGTGCGTGACGTCATTGGCCTTCAAATATTTTTCGGTGTCGATCTCTTCCGACTTCAGCAATCGCACCCTGCGCGCCTCATCCAATTCACGCGCCCGCTCTTCAATCATTGCCACGTTAGACGTTGCCATATCTCATTGCCTCCTGAATTCGCTGTGACGCAACAGTCAACCGCTCGCGGTCTGTGTCGCTCAATTTTTTACCATTTGCCATATCGATCGCTGCAATCTGCACAACCAAAGACTCGAAACCGATGATGCGCATCAGGTCAGACGAATAAAACGACGCCTTCACCGACGGCTTCGCGTGCCCGTATTCCTTCCGCTTCTCGTCCGGAGGGAACAGGTCGTTCACGCTCATCCCTACCGCCCCGACCACTTCATGCACGCTACAGCCGGCAAAGCAATGCACGAGCACGCGACCGTCCTGCCCTTCTCGAATTGACAACGACGGTGACTTGTCTTTGTGCGCAGGGCAACAGGCAGTCCATGACCCGTTGCGGCCCTTGACCTTGTCGAGGCGCGAGATGAACGCTTCGACCTGACTCACAACACCCTCCGCGCCGGTGCTGCAACAGCCTCATCCTCCCAGCGGCGCTGGTTGATGTAGGTCAGCGGTGCCGGCTCATACCCCGTCGTCCACTGCTCGGTCGCCTTCAGCGCGTTTACGCTTGAGATGATCGAGTCCGCCACGTCATCGAGGCCCAGCTTTTTCCACTTCGAAAACACCGCAGCCTTTGCCACCTTGCGCTTCGATTGCGGCCACGCAGACCAGAACTCGTCGAATTTCGACGAAGTATTTATATTCTGTATCTGTATCTTCTTAGGGTTAGCTTTGGGTTCCGATTTGGTTACCGATTCGGTTTTCTTCGGCCTGCCGCCTCGCTTTCCGACCTGTCGATTGACCGCAACCTGTGCTTGATATTTTGCGATTTCGACATGACAACGATGGTTGAAATAGCCGTTTTCGCTCTTCTCAAAAAATTCACCCAAAACCGATTCGGTAATGTCCAAGTCAAGGCGAATTTTGCGCGCAACCGATTCGGTATCCAGAGGGATAGGCTTCTCGCTCATGTAATACAGGTCGAGCAGGCGGCGGTATGCCAGATCCTCGGCGTCGGCCAGATGCACAGTGTGCGTCAGGTAGTCCCCGATATGAAATTTATACCAGATCACTTGACCCTCCCGAACAGGTCTGGGCGCAATGTCTCACGCGATACCTTGCCGCGGGTTGCGCGATGAATTTCGATCGTCAGGTTTGCGCTCGGCACTACTCGGCCGCTAATAATCAACGACAGCCACGTCCGTGTGATGCCCATGCTCGCAGCGAAATCAGCCTTCGCGCCACGCTTTTTGTCTGCAAAATATTCCTTTAACGTCATGCGATACTCCCTGTGGTTGTTGAGTTAATGTATGCCCATATTACACGATTTAAAAATAATTGCAAACAATGTTGTATTTAGAAATTACATCTGCTACATTAAGTATGTTTTCAACTTACAGCGAAAGGACAGCGATGGAAGACATGCATCAGCAATTGATGCTTGAGCGAATGCAGATGCTTGAGGAAGCGCTTGAACGCGCCGAGTCAGGCAGGGCTACTCCGGATGATTGGACGACCATCCGATACGAGTGTGGTGTCAGTCGTTCAAACGCGAATATCAAACAAAGGGAAATACAATGAGCATTGTAGCGAAAGAGGGCGAAAGCAGCTTCACTCCGGTTCCGGTCGGTATGCACCTTGCGCGGTGTTATCGCATCGTGGATCTCGGAACACAAAAGTCCGAGTTTCAGGGGCAGGTTAAATACCTGCGGAAAATCATGATTCAGTTCGAGGTGCACGGTGAAGATGAATCCGGCAAACCGATTCTGACTCAGAAAAACGAGCCGATGAGCATCAGCAAGAATTTCACGCTGTCGCTTGCAGACAAGGCCACGCTTCGCAAAGACCTGTCCGCATGGCGCGGCCGCGACTTCACCGAAGAGGAGCGCAAAGGCTTCGAGTTGAAGAACGTCCTCGGGGTATGGGCGATGATCACGGTGGCCAAGGACGTCGGCAGTAACGGAAAAGAATACACAAACATCAAAAACATCAACCCCGTGCCAAAATCAATCCGCTCTGCCGGCTTGCCTGAGGGGCACAACAAGCTCGACATCTTCTCGATCGACAATCCGGACATGCAATTGTTTGACACGTTCAGCCAATTCCTGCAAGACAAAATCAAGTCTTCTCCGGAATGGCAGGGGAAAGACAGCAGCGGCAAAGCCAAATCGCACCAGAGCGAAAAGGCTGACCCGTTTGCCGATATGGGTGACGACATCCCTTTTAATTAAAACGGGCCTATAATGGCTGCTCCAAAGTCACTGGAGTCCAGCATGGTTCGTTTTAAAAAATGCTTCAAGTGCAGAGCCGTCAAGTCATTGGATGAATTTTATGTGCATCAACAAATGGCTGACGGCCATTTAAACAAGTGCAAAGAGTGCGCAAAAATTGATGTCAAGGCGCACCGATTAAAAAATATTGAAAAAGTTCGTTTGTATGACAGGTTGCGCGGAAAAAATAAAGAACGTATTGCGGCAACGGTTGCGCATAACAGAATTTGGCGAGAACAGGACAGGAGAAGGTCTAAGGCTCACAGTGCTGTTGCAAGGGCGATTAGATCCGGAAAGCTTGTTCGATGCCCGTGCGTTTTTTGCGGTGAGCAAAAATCAATTGCTCATCATGAAAATTACGACTATCCGCTTGACGTTGTTTGGTTGTGCCAGCCTTGTCATATGAAAAAACATAAAGGCGAATAGATATGGAACAGGTCAAAGAACTGGCAATGAAACGTGCGCTGACAGTGTTGGCTGCAATCGGCTGCAAGTATGCGGTGGTTGACTGCGATGGCGTAAAACACGGAGAGCTTGAGATCGTCGGGGCAAAAACCCGCACTCGTCGTCGCGCTATTTACGGCATTGGTGAGCTTAAAAAATACTACATGCCGTTTATCAGCCCGCTGCCGATCGGGTCTGTGGTGTCAATCCCGCCGGACAAATACACCGCGGAAGCGATTCGTGGCTCGATTTGCTCGGAATTGTTCCGTCTGTATGGCAAGGGGAATTACACAACGACGGTAAATCGCAAGTCGAACGTTGTTGAAGTTTTGCGGACTGCGTGATGCAGCAACTGACCATAGACTTTGCTCACCGGCTTGCTAGGTCAGTTGATCCGGCCACTTCCAAAAAAGCTGCCGCTCGCGTCAAAGATTTCTCATCGACCTTTTGTGCAAAGATTTATGAGGAACTCAAAAAACGCGACGGCACCTTTGAGGAGCTTGCTGCAAGAACCGGCCTGCGCCCTGATCAGGTATGGCGCAGGTTGCCGGATCTGCAAAAGATGGGCCTTGCGATTCCGACCAATCAAGAGCGCGCCGGACAGTCCGGAAGGGCACAACGAGTGTGGGCGGTTCGATGAGCGCGGAAATGCTCAAGGGCGAAGAGGCTCACCTTGTTCCGATTTCAGATACCTATGAGCATGACCTGAGTCCACAGTGCCGGTGCAAGCCGGTGGAGGTGGAGGGCAGGCCGGGTCATTTTATACATACATCATTTGACGGTCGGGAAGACTTCCTTTCCGGCAGGAGAAAATATTCATGATCACCGCGAAAGAGCCACGCGCCAGCTAAACGATACCAATCGTTGGTATACAATGAAATTTTGTTAACCGATTGGGAAAGTCATGACTCAGCAAGATTTTATTGATAGATTTAAATACCGCGACGGAAAGTTGTTTTACAAAAAATCACAAGGCTGCATGAAGCAAGGAAAAGAGGTCGGAACGGCGGCAAAAAGTGGCCACCTTAAAACATTGATTAAGCGCAAACCTCACCTTTTGCACAGAATCATTTTTATGATGCACCACGGCTACCTACCTAAATTTCTTGATCATGTTGATGGCAATCCGGCCAACAATCGAATTGAAAATTTGCGCCCCGCAACACATTCACAAAACAACTTGAACAGGGGTAAACACAAGCGAAACACCTCTGGGTACAAAGGCGTGACTTGGGTTTCTACGGCTGGCAAATACTCAACACGAATTGCAATTGACGGGAAAAGATTTTTTCTTGGTTACTTCGATGACCCGAAAGAAGCTCACAACGCCTATTGCGAATTTTCCAAAACCACTCAATCACAATACATAAGGACACAATGACTTTAATTGCAAAAGATAATCATGCTCAAGAATCTGGGCACTGGTATACGCGTGAAGGGCTGCCCATGTATACCGTTGAGGCCAAAAACGGCTCACAACGCGCTACAACGCTCAGGGACGCACGCAAAATGAATTTGGTGCCCAGCGTCACCACCGTCATCGGC